AATTGGCACAACCTTATCAGTAAACATCTTCTTGGCATCGGATCCAGTCTTTGACATAATCCCAATCCTAGAATCCCTTACAATTGTGCCTGTGTTTGACACTTCTGCCGACGACATGAATGAGAAACCTGAACGACGGTTCTTTAGGTAGCACATGCCAAACGCTCGGCTGTCTGCCTTACATGCCTCCCCAAATATATAGAAGATTCGGTTGGACTCACGGAAGTCAGGCAGACCAATGTCAATCTTGGTCCACTGAAGATACATGTAGTGTGTACCAGTCATGTAGGTTGGATTACCATTGTTGATAAACCAAAAACCTTGCTCACGCCTCTCAAACTCAGTCTCGATCATGTCGACGTACTTCAGTTTGAATGCGTTGTCTCTTCGGTTCCAGTCAAATATTGACTTGATTTTCTGTAGCTCGGCTGGATAGTCTATTGGTTGCCATCTGTTGCCTCTGTTCTCTACTACTTTAGGAGTAGATGGTAAAGCAACCTTTAGGCCATTTATCTCATAGATCTCACCAATGGTTCCGTCTTTAGATATAACAATCAGGTCATACTCCTTATTGTAACCATAGTCCCATGACTTTTTATTGTTCTTAGTATTAAGAGCAGTCTTGTTGACGTAGTCAGTTACTATGGAGTACAGCTTATTTTCCATGTCTTGCTCTTCCTTCTGCGAAACCTGATTTGCCGAGTGTAACTTCTACTATTGGCCCCTCTGCAGCCTTATTCTCCTCCTCTTCAATCTTGTTGAGCATATACATCGCATCCTCAAAAGCCAAACGCTTAGCTGACGCTGCGTTCTTCATCTTGTCGGCCGATATATCGTCCTCAGCGTGAGTGATAATAGGTGACTTTAGCACCTTGATCAACTCATCGATAGCCTGCTTAGCAGCCTCTACTATTTCTCCCTTTTTAGACATATATTCTTATTATACATTCGGTAAAGAACTTCATCATCTATCCTAAACTCATACTCACTGTCAGGTGTGAATGATACTGTGTCTCCAACGCTGACATCTGTTAGTGTAGCTGTCTTATACACAACCTCACCCCACATCTCCTCAAGCGATCCTAGCGTACTTATTACCTTGTCTTCACTTGGTATTGGTCTGATAAAGATAAAAGGATCTACGGCATTCCACTTATCATCTCTTTTAAACATATAGACCTGATCAAGCTCAGCTAAGAACATATCATCCATGACGTAATTCCAGCTACTCTTCTGACGGCCCTTCATGTCGTAGTAGTACTTGAACACGTTATGGTGGACTACAACAGTGTCACCAGGCTGAACCGGTCCGTTGTAGTAAATAGGAACACTGACCACTTCAGCGAAGCGATTAGATGTCTTGTGGTCTTCTTGTGAGGAGCTGATATAGAAGTCGGTATCTCCGAACTTCTTTATGTTATCGTACCGCCTCAGACCAACTGGTTTAATGATGAAGCAGTATGGTGATTTCACTAGTAATCTATTTTGTATTCTATCGCAATGGGCATTGCGTTAGAGAATGATTTCCATTTAATAATCTCTTTTTCCTTGATAATCCAAACGCAGATAGATCCATCATCCTCCTTACGGATGGTGTTGATCTCCCACGTTTTATCTAGGATAGACTGACCTACCATGTAGTGCATGCACTTCATGTAATCAGGGCCAATGGAAATTTTTCTAATTATACTCACCTGTTTGTAGGTTTACACTGACATCGCCATACTTTTCAAAGATGGATTGCTGCTCTTGTGTGAGCTTTCCTGCCGCAACTTCAAGTTGCTGCATCGTGAGTTCTTTCTGCTCGCCTAAACGACGAACGCTCATCTCGATGTCTGCTAGATTAAATTTTAGATCTCTGTAAACTCGATTAGCGTTAACCAACGCTTCGAGCTCTTCTTTTTTGATTTTATTTGACATATTATTAAAATTATCTGTAAATTAAGTACCTAGAATAAGGAATGCTTGTCGTTGATGTTGATGCAACGTTTGAAACTGCGACCATAAAGTAATTATCAACTGTTACATCTATATTGTAAGATCCATCTGCAAAAGAGGTATTAGACTCATCCGTCAAAGCCTCAGATCCAAAATCATATCCTCTTAATACAGAGTTTTTGATATAGAATGTTCTAGAAAAAGAAGCATTTCTTGTTGAAGTACTAGTTCCTAAAGCAAAAGCCAAGTTTGTAGATCCTGTTAAGTTATTTGATGTATTTACAAATAATCTAACTGTAGAAGAAGTTACGTTCGCGTCAGTCTTTAAAAATCTTGAGACAAAATCTAAAGTACAATCATCAGTTAATGAGTTAGCAGGAATCATAACGCTAGATAATATGACAAGAGTACCTACACCTGTTAAGGTGCCACCAATCATATCATCAAATTTAAACGAAGATACATTTGTTAAAGATAAAATATCAGCAATTCTAAAATTAGCTGTAGCATTATTCGTAGAAACATTAGTTCCTATTAATATATCGCTTGGTGTAGGTGCCTCTACAGAATAGTTTTGTATTTTCATCTTCCTTGTCCTTTATATGACTTTTTATAACTTTTAGAAGACTTCAACTTAGATGTCTTGCACTTTGCATGAACACCGGGTCTGCTTACCTTAACCTTTACGATTGATGTAGACTCTGCTTTATTCTTCTTCATGTCACAAATTTACTAAATATTTGTTACTTGTATGCCACTATTTCAAATCAGCATCTGATTTGTAAGCGATATATTTAGTAGCTCCTCCAACTTTCTTAGCAACTAAGATTTGCTTTCGTTGTTTGCCGGTAGATTCGTAACTAACGTGTACCCAAGCAGGATTACTATTTACAGGGAACTCTGCGATTAATTGATCAAAATTCAAATTATCCTTAATAAAATGGAAGATCTGAGCATTTGTGATGTCAGTTCCATCCATGTCGATATCAATCGCTTCACCAGTGCAATGTTGACTAGATGCGCTGCCCCCTACGGCCTTGTTCAAAGCAGCAGAGCGGTAGCCTGATGAGATGTGAATAGGAACACCAAAGTGCTCACGAATAGGTTGGAATACGTTCTCAGCTAACTTCTTGAAGTTCTCCAAGTGCTCAGGTGTAGGCATATTAGAAATGCCTTTACGTTTTGCAGTTTCGCTACGTGTTACTTCTGCTAGTGCTAAATTTTTACTCAGTTGCATCTTTATCTTTATTTTTAAGTTTCATAATACGCCCGGCAGTTGTGATACCAAACGCTCCCAAAGTTAGTAACATAAATCCATCAAAGATAAATTCTTTAATGACAAGTTCGTTACCAATTACACCGGTGATTACATCTGTCAATAAGACAAACACCATTGCGAAAAACGAGATGACGCCAACAAAAGCCTGCTCGTTAATTTGATTATCGTCCGAAATCAACTCTCTGAAAAACTTTCTCATAGTTTAAAAATATTTAGTTTAGGTCTTTTTGGTTTTACTACATCGTAGTGCCAACCAACAGGCGGTTCTTTTTGTTTATCGTCATTAGGGCAGTCTTCTGTTCTTTTATAGAACATTATATCACCCGTATAGTCATCCTTTCTTACAACGTAGTCAGATAAGTCCACAGCTACTATCTCATTGTTTATGTATGAGTAGTAGATCCAAGCTCCTTCAATGGCTCTCTTTTGAAGCCACTGACGTATGGTGTCAAGCTTATCTTCACGTACAATCTGTAGGTCAATCACGTTTCTGTATTGCACAACCTGTTGGCTGTAGAACATAAGCACTGTATCCCTAACTGATATAATAGAGTCCTTTGTCTTTACATCGGACTTAAATCTTGCAATCCTAGCCTTCTGATTTTCGAATATTGCGTTTATGGTATCAGCCTGTGCCTTTGTTAGTATGACAACAGAGTCACCATCAATTACCGTCTGAAGTGGGTAACGTGATTGGCTGAAACTCAAACTGCTTACCAGTAGACTGACTACGAACAATATCTTTCTCATTATCTAGTTCTTTTTTAATATCTTTTACAACCGACTTGGTACTGTCTAGGTCTCCTATGACCTCAGATACCATGTCTTGTAAGTTTTCTTTATCAGCTTTTAATTCGTTTACACTATTAGTAAGCTTCTTATTAGCTGTTGTAAGCTTCTTATTTTCCCCGGTTAGCTGTATGTTATCCTCAACCACGACAACGTGACCATGTCCGCTTGAGAATACTTGCGTTACCACAAGTATAATAAATAGAGAGCCTACAATGATGAGCTTACGTTTCATTTCTTACTTAAGAACATCAGAACTATCTCCTTTAGACTCTTAGAGTTCTCAGTACTCTCTGTGAGCTTGCTATCAAGCTTCTCACGATACTCACCCTCTAGCTCATTTACCTTTGCCTTAAGATCATCCTCGCTCTGCATTAGGCGATTAAGGAACATCCAACACAGGTAGCCAAGTGCTAATACTGCGAATCCTAGGACACCATACTGCGTTAATACTTCAAACGGACCAAATGACATTACTTATTATCTAAATGTCTTTTGATGAATAACCAGGCCACATAGCCTAATGCCAATACGACAAGCCCTAGTGGACCGTACTCAGATAGCTGTGAGAATACACCGAAGTCAGGTGTTGTTGATACTGTATCCATTATCTATTAATTATTAGTTGCTTTACTGCGTCTGATAACTCAGCTACACTTCTAGCTAAGTTTTTTATCTCTAGTTGAGTTTGCTCCTGAATGGCTTGATATTTGAGACGAGACTCCTGCTCGACAAGCTCAATCTTTCCTTTGAGTTTGCCGGCATCTTCAGTGTTCTTACGTACATCAGAGTGAACCATCTTTAAAAAATATCCTATAATTCCGATGGCCGTAACCATACCAAACTGCACCAATTCCTGCATCATCTTCTGATAAATCTGTAAACAAAATAAACTATAGCAAAGATAATTAAAATTGGCAACAAGTTATTTAGCAGCAGTTTCCACTTGGCTGTCTTCTCGTAATATCTAATAGGGACTTTTCTTTCGATTATTTTATCGACAAATACAGTGTCACACTTGCCTTCTATGAAGACTTGATCTCCCTTCATCCATACCTTTACTTTCAATTGCTCTTGCTCTAGAAAGATAGTATCTAAAAGATCATTGACCTTAACAACCGTGTCGACTCTTACTTCTGGTATGACTACTCGAACGGTGTCCACCAAAACGACTGAATCCTGAGTCAATAGCTCAGGGTGTTTAGTAATAAGGCGTGTAAACCTTGTTTTCGGTGAACACGCCATTATAACTATGAGTAGAGGTAATAGTAGTTTATACATTCGGAGTTGGAGGTGTATTCCAGGCTGGTGGAAGTGTTACAACAACAGGGTTGATTTGTAAGTCAATATTCTCTTGAAGACTTGCAGTCATCGCAGGAACATCTAACTCCGCTTCTAACCATCCAACAACTTGCTCCTCTGTAAGTTGATCGTATGGAGTAAAATTCTCTGGGTCTGGCATACCTACTGAGGCAGCGCCATATGTCTCTGCGAAATATTCTTTCTCCTCATGCAATTCTCTTGCTTGATATCTCCAATGCACAATGATGACTACATCGTCCATGTTTTCTTCATGAACTCTGCACTCCATAGCGGAGATCACCCAATTAGTTGTCATCTTCTTCTGGTTTTAATGCTTGAAGTGCTGCGATGATTGCAG